CTTTCGATTTCAGAATCTTTCTCCTTTTGTACATCTAGGAGACGTAGAGCTTCCTTAGAAGACTCTTTGAACTTTACTTCGTAATCAATAGCTGGGACTATAGCTACTTCTGGGATTATAGGATTCCCCTCTCCTTGCGTTCCGTTTAAAACGGAGTTTGCTTCTTCTTGTGTCATAATGTTTGTGCCGTCTCTTTAGAGGTTTGGCATATTATATTATTAATAGCTTTTTTGTAGGTACCATAACCCATTAGAAACTTAAACCATTAACACTTCTTTCCTCCTTTCTTTTTTTTCATAATTAATCCATTAATTGCTGAATTGATTTTACAGCTACTTGCTGTGCAACCTTTGGGCTATTAATAAAGTTTAATATTTTTTTAATGAATTTGATTTCAACCTGTCTAAAAGTAATAACATTACTATCTAGACCTTCTTCACAAATTCTTGAAGTAGCTATATCATATTCTGCATTTAACCAATCTTCTACTTCTTTATCGGTTAATTTTCTACCACTTAATGCTTCTTCCCATTCACGGAATGTTTTTTTTTCTTCTTCGTTTAAGTCAGAGAATGAAGTCAGTCCTAATTTTTTTAAATATTTTTGTAACATATTACATATTTTGAGGTAGTGCATTTGTATTTGCTACACTATCTTGTGGATTATTAACTTTACTTGGTGGTTGTTGTTGTGTGTTTAAAGGTGCTTGTGGATTCTCTAAAGCCATAACTGATGCAATTTCTTCATCTGTCCAATCCATTAATTCTAATTCTTTCTTCTTTGCAATCATTATTGCTACTGGATTATTCATGAAAGAATTTTTAATGTATTGAATCTTCTTTAGGTCAAAGTCATCTGCTGCACTTGCTTCTGATTCTACTTCAACTTTAACTTCGTATCCTTGAGGAGTTAAGAAATCATTTGTGAATACATCTTTAGCATTATAGTTTCCATCTGAACTCTTTTTGAATAGAGTTACAACACCTGTTTTATTATTTTTTAGAAGGTCATAAAATAGACATCCAAGTTCTTTCCAAGCTTTACGATAATTTTTTGATACAACACTATTTCTTTGTGCTGATTTTTGTAGGGATAATTGAACTTGTCCTAGTGTTTGTTCTCCTGGTTGTTTTTCACCTCTTTCTTCGGCTGTTTGAGCAACTGAAGATTGAGCTAAATTCTTAAGGAAACTCATTTGATTTAGTGTATCTCCAAGTGGATTTATTTCCATTTGTTTAACTATATCAGAAGGATTACCTGGAACACCAAACATTCCGAATGGTTTAGCATCAAATGCTCTAGGTTGGAATGTTCCATTCATTGTATTGAAGAAATACATTCCGAAGTTACGATATGTTCTATTCTCAAGGTCTTGAGAAAAGTACATATTAATAACTTTATTTATTGTTCTAACATTATCTGCAATACCATCACTCCAGAAATCTACTGCATCTGGGTCTGAAGCCCAAGTTACTATAGGAATCTTAGAAATTCCAATAGCTTCTTTCAAAGGCATATCCAATAGAAGAATAGAATCAGTAGCGTATGTTCTAATATGACGAATAAATTTCTTTACATCATCATGCCAAACCATTTCGTATGATTCGTTTATTTCTACCATTATATCTGCAGATTGGTATTCATCAAAATTTGATACACCAAGATTTTCTAATCTTTCTTTACGTAGTAAATATGATTGTTCATCTGTTGCAGCTTTTAATAATCCAGCTTTTGAATCTAGATAAATCTTTAAATCTTTTTTAGCATCTGCTTTATATTTTGGATTTGCTAATATTTCACGAAGAGAACGATAGATATGTGTTTGTTTAATATAAGTAGCTGTCTCAATGTCTAGTGGATTTACACGTGGGTCAATTTCAATATCATAAGGGTCAATCAAGTCTATAAATATTTGACCACCTGATATACCAATCTTTTTAAATCCTCTACCTTGTAATCCTACTATTTTTTTTTCGGCATTATCAAGAATATCAAGTTTTAATTTATCGTAGTAATAATCCCATAGTTCATTCATTACTATTTCTGCATCTTTGTCTTTGTTTGCTTTATCACGTGTTTCGAACTTAAGTTTTGGAGCTTCATCAATCTTAGATAACCAAGTTTGAATTGTTTCACGAATAACAGGAATATTAACAGGTTGACGTTGTGTCAATCTGTTTGTGTTTACCTTATCTCTATATAAAGAGTAGGATTCATTCCATTGTTGGAATCTACGTTCCTTAAATTTGATGGAATCTTCCTTATCTTTAATATGTTGAGCTACGATTTGTTCTTTATCCATTATTTAGTTAATTAAAAAATTAATTTGTACACCCATTATACCACAAAATAAAATATTTGTCAAGTTTTACATCCCCATCTCTGGATACATGTCATCAACACCTCCACAAACTGATTGATTTGAGAATTGATTTACTCTAATTGGTTGTTGTGGAATTTGCCAAACAGCTAAAGCTAGAGACATAATTCTATCGTCATGTTTACCATCAGGAACCTGAATAGAAGTAGTACCATTATCATTTAAACTATATGACATAGACTTAAGTTCTGTTATGAGTACGTCATCATTTGGTATTTTAATCTTATCTTGTTCTAAGAGTATTTGTAAATTATGTAATATGTCAGTTCTAGATACTTTATTGAATCTGAAAGGAGTTATGTTCATTCCTCTTGCATATAAGTCATCGAATATAGGTTCACCAACTCCAGTAGAGTCAATCATTATCATTCCTTTGTTGTGTTTTAGATATACGTTCTCAATTCTAGCCTTTTGTAGATTATAATCCATTTGATTAAATGAATCTTGCTTTAAAAGGTGGAAATCATTAAGATTAAAAGGAGAAATAACAGTAAAGTCATTATATTTAGCCAAGTCAACTCCAATTTGATACATTGCAAGTTCTTTTGGTGTATATTCTTCCATTTTATAGGTATTTTCGTCAATTCTCTTGAAGAATCCAAGTCCGTTATCTAGGAAAGTACAGTAATATTCTTGTTTAAATAGGTCAGATGGCATCTCTTTTCTAGCATCTTCTAGTTGTTCTGGTGATAATGCTTTTGTTTTATCAACAGTAAGTACTTCACAGAACCATTTAGGGTCATGTTCAATAGTTTTCATTAGGTCCCATGCATGATTGATTCCACGGGGAGTCATAATGAAGATAGCCCATCCTCCGTTTTCACGTAGAATAGGTGAGATGAAGTTCCATACGTCAGGCTTCATCAAGGAATATTCAGAGAAGACTACTCCGATAGGGTTTGTTCCAACGATACGGTCAATGTTATCTGCTCCAACCATCTGTAAAATAGAACCGTTAATAAGTTCTATAATCATATCTGATTGGTTGATTGATTTTACTATTTCTTTAGGAAAGTGGTCTAGGAATTTGAATCCATCTTTATCGGCACCTGTCCAGATAACCTTTTTAGCCTGGGCGTAGGTTGGTAGGAAGTAGTAATAGGTTCCTTTACGTTCCATCATCTTTTTAGGAAGATTAGCGAAGATTGTTTTATCTTTTCCAGAACGTCTATGAGCAACCCAATAGAGTCTATCAATACCTGAATCCCAAGCTTTGAGAATAGGTATTTGATAAGCACGTGGTTTAAAATGATACGGTAGAGTTATTTCCATTATTTTTCTATAATTACAGCATCTAATATTTTATCTTCTAGGACCTTTATTGTTTCATCAATAACTCTTGATTCTACTTCTAGTGGAACATCAGCATAATTAACAGAGTTTATTTTAATCTCTCCTTGCATAGTACCTTTAACTTCAGTCTTACTTGAATATCCTTCATCCTTTCCTAAAGTAGTCATAATAGTCTTAGAAGCTGATTCAACTAATCTAGCTGCATCAATATCTATAACTTCTACTTCAGTCATTTTAGGAGTACCATCTTCATTCTTACCAGTTTCGATAAGTTTCATTTGGGACCAAGGAATATTTAAAATACGATTATAATTACGTTCAGCATTAGACATCATTGTGGAACGTCTAAGTTTATCTTTCTTTTCTTTGAACCATTTTTGATTACCAATATTTACTGCAGTATTTTCAGCAAAACCAGCCTTAAGAGCAGCACCCTTTGCATTAGGATTACCACTTCTCCAGGACTTAATATATAAGTCCCAACATAGTTGTCTACGTGAGTAGTCTTGATTCTTATTTCTTTCTGATGGATGAATAACTACATTACCAACTTTTGATATATAAACTTCTTCTTCACTTCCATCATCAAGAGTTATTATTCTAGTTTCACCATGTTCTAATGGTTCTACTAATTCAA